TGACCATCGGGACGCACGTTCAGGCCTATAGCTCGAATCTGGCGTTGTGGTCGGCGGAATCCCCGACCGGGTATCTAACCACTGCTTCGGCAGCGTCCACGTATCTCACGCAGGCAGCGGCTGCGCTGGCCTACCAGCCCGTCAACGTCGTTCTGCTAGCCATCGCAGAGCTGGCAGCTACGAGTTACGGCCTCGAGCTACTGGAGCTTGCAGACGCATCGGCCGGGCGCACGGCGTTACAACTTGGGGCGGCCGCCACGAGGGATGTCTCCACATTCGGCGAGTACAATTCGGCGACATCCACGCGCGCCCTCGGGAATGAAAGCGTCTGGGCCAATCTCGCCGTCCTGACTGACGCCGCCACCATCGCCGTCGACATGAATGCCGGGTATGACTTCGGAGGGGCTTCGAACGCCGCACTGGCGCTCGGCGGCAACAGGACGCTCGGTGCCCCGACGAATGTCAGGAACGGCAAGAAGGGTATCCTCTGGTTCACGGCGTCGGGAAGCACCCGCACACTGACGCTTAATGCCGCATGGGTACTGGCAACAGGCGTCGAGACTGGACCATATTCGATCACCACGTCACAGACCCTCGGCGTGGCCTACGTCTGTCGGGGAACCAACGTCGTCGTGACGGCAATCGTGAGGGTTGGCTGATGCTGCCCGGCATGATCATGCCAGCCCCGCGCGTGCCCATCCGCAAGACGTGGCTCGGCGCGGCGGCGTCCTCCGACAGCGGCAGCACCATATCCTTCGGCAATTTCGTCGCGCCGAAGGCCGGGCTGCTGGTGGCTCTTCTCACCGTGCACGGGGCCGACAGCCGCACCATGTCGTCGGTCTCCATCGGCGGCACGAACGGGACGCTCGGCGCCACGCACGGGGCCAGCTCGACACGCAAGGCGGCCATTGCCTCCCGCGTCGTTGCCGCCGGAACGCACGCCGTCAGCGCCACGTTGAGCGGCGCCAACGGCTCGTCTCCGCGCAGCTATTGCGGATGTTGGCTGTTGGAGAACTACCGATCAGCGACGCCAACGTTCGCGCAATTTTATTACAACGGAACGGGGAACCTCTCCATCGGCGCGACCCACGACATACCGTATGGTGCGGTGCTGCTTTACCAGGTCAACGAGATCACCGCCGTCGACCCAACCTGGACCGCCGCACTGCTTGACGGCAGCGTCACCGGAGGCATCGGGAGGGGCCACTGGGCCTCGCGCATCGGTGCAGGTCCCAAGACTGGGCATGTGGAGACGGCGACGTTCGCCTCCGGCGCCACGCACCTTCTAATGAACGCGGCCGTCTGGGCCTAACAGAGGAGCCTTCGCATGAACAATTACGACCGTTGGCTGAGGGCCAAATTCACACGCAGTACACAGATCGATGCGCAGGCCGCGAAGATCGAGGCGAACCGCGCGCGGTATGAAGCTGTGTCAATGAAGACTGGCGTTCCGTGGGACGTGATCGGCGTCATCCACTACCGGGAAAGCAGCGGCTCGTTCGCCGGAGTATTGCACAACGGGCAGAAGATCATCGGAACCGGCAAGAAGACCACGCTCGTTCCGAAGGGGCGAGGGCCGTTCTCGACGTGGGAAGAGGCCGCGATTGACGCGCTGTTCAACTGCGCGCCCTACGCGGCGAAGAATAAGGACTGGTCGATTGCCGGTACGCTGGACTTGCTGGAGCGGTACAACGGTCTTGGCTATCGCAACAAGGGCGTTCCGTCGCCGTATTTGTGGGCTGGCACGGATCAGTACGTCAAAGGCAAGTACGTCGCTGACGGCAAGTACGATCCCGAGCATGTCGACAAGCAGCTTGGTGTCGCGCCGATCCTGATGAAGCTTCGTGCAGGGCAGGCAAAGCCCGTGGAGCCTGCCAAGCCATCTTCGGCGCCATCACCCGCGCCAGCCCCGCAAAGCCCGCCAGAGGCCAAGCCTGAGGCGAAGCGGGGCTTTTGGGCGGTCATCCTCGACATTCTCGGCAAACTCTTGAAAGGCAAATGACATGGGCGCGATCATTCGCATTGGACTTCGTTACGGGGCCGGGTTCCTCGTAGCGCGCGGGTTTCTCGGCGAGAGCGACGGCAACATGCTCGCGGCCGATCCTGAGGTTGCTGCGGCAATCGAGATGGGCATCGGCGTTGCGCTCGGCGCCGCTTCTGAAGCGTGGTACTATCTCGCCAAGCGGTTCGGGTGGAGCGTCTGATGCTCTCCATCCTGAAACTCGCCCTCGGTTGGCTCACGGGTGGGACGTTGGATCGCATCTTGTCGTCGGTCGACAACAAGATTGACAACGAGACCACGCGCGAGGCCGTCAAGGCCGATCTGGTCGCCGACTATATGAAGGCGCAGGTTGCCATCCTGACCGGGCGCGGGTGGTGGTTCCCGCTCCTGTTCCTCGTCCCCGCCGGGTTCTGGTTTGCGGCTGTTTGCGTCTACAGCGTGCTTTGGTGCAGGGGCTGCGCATTCCCTCAGGAATGGACGATTGCAGCGCTCCCAGCCCCTCTCGACGAATGGATGGGGGCAATCGTCGCGTCCCTCTTCATCGGAAAGGCAGGCGGCGAACTTATCGCGAGACTGCGCAAATGAATGTCGACTGGACCATCAGCCTCGGCAACATCCTTACGGCACTTGGCATGATCGTCACAGGTCTATGGTGGTCCTTTCGCCTGTCCGCCCGTTCCGATCGCAATCAGGAACGCGCCCACAACGCTCTCGATCGCGCCATTGAGGCGAAGTCGGAGGCGGCAAACGCGCTCAAGGCGGCGGCCGACCTGCGCCTCGAAATGACCCGCGACTTCGCCAGCGTCACGCACCTGAAGGATGTCGAGGCCCGACTGGTAACGACCATTCAGGCACTCACCGACGAAATCCGTTCGCTCCGGTCTTTCCTGATGGAAAGCAACGGGCGGCCTCGCAACAGGAGCCAGCCATGAACGGCCCCGCTCTCTCCTGCACGGTACCGGCGCGGGGCGATAACCTTACGGCGGTCGGCAACCCAACGGTCTTCGAGTTCCTGACCATGCGCGGCTACGTGGCTGGCGTCCAGTTCAAGTTCGGCCCGTGGAAAGAGGTCATCCCGCTCGATATGACGATCATCCCCGGCATGTCCGGCGGCGGAGTCTTCAATGCCAACGGTGAGGTCGTTGGGATATCGGTCGGGACAGGCATCATGCAAGTGGGCTTCGGCGGCTCATGGATACGCATCGGAATCGTCGTGCCCGGCAAGACGGTGTGCGACCTCATGGGGCGCATTGCCTGATGTTTCGGCGTGGTGGATCATGGGCCTCGTGATCCGCGTTCTCCGCGCCTACGATAAGAGGGCTTAGTAAGCCAGTTCGGCGGGCGTGCTCCGGTCAAAAGCCATTCCATGAACTTCACGGCAGTACCGTGGACAGGCCTCTTGTCGTCGTCAGTCTCCCAATAGGTGATCGTGCGCTTGGAAACGCCGAATACGCGAGCGGCCTGGGACTGCGAAAGCCCCAAGCCTATGCGGTGCGATTTGAATTCGGCAGGGGTCATGCGCCCAGCCGTTCAAAGCGATACCCTGCGGAATGATACTCGCTCGGGCTCGCCGTGGTGATGTAGCGCTCGCTCCAGTCTTCTTTCCCGGCATATGCGAGGTCCACAGGGCCGCCGGATTTCTTCGCGAGTCGCCCGGCCATAGAGCGGGCTCTGCTGTCACTCGCAAGGTGCTCGTAGAAGCGTTCCGGTACGTCGGAATGGATGCCGGTAGCGGTGTCCCCGCTGTAGACGTGAAATTCATAACATGTCTGTCTCATCGCATTCTCCCTTGCGTTGGTCGGCTTCATTGCCGTGCGTTATGTGTAGCACATTGTTCCCCGAACGTAAACAGGAAACATCCGAAATGCTCACCCGCTTCCGCATATGGTGGCTGTTCAAGCGGATGGAGTGGGGGACGTCATGGCAGATGGCGAGGTTTGCGCACCCGGTTCTGAGTTTGATGTCTTGGTTCGGGTCCAGCGGCCCGCCTCGCGAGTAATTTGCAGAAAACGCAAATTACCGGCCTTATGTAGCAAAAGCACCAACGTTCCGCACGACCTAAAGCGCTGATTCCACTAGAATTCGCGCATGAGACCCGCCCGCACGGACACCTTCGAACACACCATCGCCGGCCTGCTCACCAAGCGCGCCGATCTGTTCAACGAAGCCGAGCGCATACGCGACCGCCTGGCAGAGATCAGGAACGACATCGGCGCGATAGACCGCACCTTGTCCGTCCTCGGCTACACGGGCGATCTGGACGCCGCCATGCCTCGCCAGAAGCGCGAAGTCATCTTCGGCAAGGGCGAACTGTCAAAGGCGATCTATGGGGAACTAAGGACGGCTACAGGGCCGCTCTCCAGCCGCGACATTGCCCGCGAGATTGTCGCCATGCGGGGCGAGGACGCGAGGGACCGCAAGTACCTCGCCGACCTCACCAAGCGTGTCAGCAAGGCGCTACGCCAGATGCGTGAGGCGGGAGAAGTGCGGAGCGTGACGGACGCGAAGGGGAATGTGTTGTGGGGGCGTCGCGCTTAATTATGCGCTTGCATAGGATCGGCTCTTGGTATCGAGCGATGCCGCTTTGCGATACCGGTACACGATCTGCTCTGGCTCCTTCACTTCTCGTTCCGGGGCCGTCAGCATCCACATGAGAATTGACCGGTAGCGACGCCCGAAGAAGATGGACTGATAGGACGACGCCAACAAAGCTGACCCAAGCGCGCGCGCAAAGGCGTGCCGCGCATCTGTGCTCAACCCTGACAGCGCGGAGTCGGCATCTGCGTGCACGTCTGAATCGGTGACTGTACGCCTCCGACCATTAGTCAATAAAAAACGTATGAGACGGGTGCCGTTTAGCATGTGGCGGCCGGTCCATACCACCACTTGCCTAGCTTCCGCATGCTTCTGCGGGTCACTCAGGCGAAGAAACCGCGACGCGCTCTGCTGATACGTTTCGACCAACTCGTTTTGGTCGACTGCATCACTGGCGCAGGATTCAAGCCACACACGCAGAGGCTTGAGTGCGAATGTGAGGCCAATCAGGGCGAGTGGCAGCACGTACCAAATGAAAGTGTCCATGGCGGAAACATACTCACTTTCTGGCATCTTTTCCAGATGGGTCCTTACCATGCTGGTTTTCGATCTTCATCATAGAACGCCGATGGAAACAGGTCGAATACAATCGGGACGCCTATGAGCGCCACCGCGAATATTCCAGAAACACCTATTATCCAGCATTGGATGCCTGCGTCAGACTGCCCATTCAGCACCAGTCGGATTGCATTGCAGAGGCATCCAACGCTGCACGCGAGAACGAACGCCAAGAGCAAGACCTGGTAGCGCAACGGGTCACTGCCGTATGGACCTTTCTCATGGGCTGCGCTGCCATTGTCGGCATGGGGTTGAGCATTGTCGGCGTCTTTCTGGTCTGGACCACCTTCCGCGCCGCCCGTGAAGCCAACGAGATCGGCAGGAACGCCCTTATTGCCGAGCGCCGCCCGTGGCTGGAAATCGAAAAGGTCATGATTGGCGGCATTCAAATGGAAGCCGCGCGCGCCGTCGTCGACATCGTAGTTATCGGAAAAAACGTCGGGAACTCGCCTGCTCAAAACATCAACTTGAACGTTAGACTCGATACGAGCGAAATCGCCCACGCATCCACCCATATGCGGAAGTACGCAGACCTTTTTCGGCGGAACGGGCAAGTAAACGGCACCACGTGCTTCCCTACCAAATGCTTTACCCTCGAATGCAAGCTCTCGAACGGTTTCGAGATCATCGACCGTGAGTTGGCCGAGAAAGATGCCCAGGTCGCTAAAAGTCTGCGGCAAGCAATTGGGGGCGAGGCCGAGAACATAGTTCGCGTAACCAAAGAGACGCGTAAATTTTTCTCGGGCTTCGTACTCTTCGGCAGCGTTACGTACCAGATGACCGGATTTGAACAGGTCTATCAAACGACTTTCGCCGTCAATATCAGACCGATGGCCGGGTCCTTCCCACGCGCCAACCAATCCTACCTCCCAACTGATCTGAGTGTGGAGCAGGATCGATGGGGCACCATAGCTGAATAGATGCGCAACAACCGCCGCCTCCACAAGCGCGCTCACGCATCACCATCCCCGCCGCTGGCGCGGCGCAAGCTTGGTGCTTTTGCTACATAAGGCCGCAAATTACCCCTCGCTACATCACATACCGGTACAGCGCCCACCCTACTGCCAGGATTATCGATAGGGCAGCGAGAGCAAGGGCGCGGCGCTCGGACCTCACGGCTTCCTTGCCATCGCTAGGGCGTCACCGCACGCCATCAGCGCATGAAGCGAAAGTTGCCCCTTCTGGCCTTCATTGGCCGCACGCTCCAACGCCGCCACAAGGGCGTCGATCAAGTCGGCGGCTTCCCATTCAATTTCCGATTCCTTGCCGTACTCCGGCTTCTTTCGACCGGCGGCAATGTCTGCCGCGCCCTTTACCTCAGCGCGAATGCGCAACCGTTCGCTGATCATGGCTTGCTCTCCTGTGCTGCGATCATGGCGCGATCGTCGCGGATATCGTGATACGGGAAATCGATAGAACCGGCCGCCGGGATCATCCCCTCTGTCGGCTCTCTCTGGACGACCACGTACCCTGCCGCATCCAGGGCTGCGAGGATGGCGGTGGCAACTACGCTGGTGTCGAAGGACCCGTCCACAGTGGTCTCTCTGCCCGCGCGATGTTCGCCGACAAACGCCAGCGGCGATGCTGTCTCCAGCGCGGACGGGATCGCAGCGGCTATTACCTCTTTCGCGGAAGTCATGCGGGGTCGTCCTTTGGGGTGCGCTGGAGCGGCGGCATGTCGTCGATCAATTCAACGCCGGCAAGCGTCCCGTCTGCTGCGATATCGATAATTGCAGAGACGCGCCGTTGCTTCAGGTACGGTCCAGCATGCCGATCTTGCGGGGCGAAATAGTAAAGGTGCCCGGCCTCGCTGTCCTCATGCGTGAAGACGGCTTTCCGCCAGTCAGGTTCTCGTCTTTCGCTCATCATCTCTCTCCTAGGTTCGGGGCGGCGTTCTGTTCTAATGAACGCCGGCCGGGAACCCCGCGCTTTCCATATCCTCGGCCAGCATAGAAATCATGAGGCGGCGGAAACTCTCATCTCCGAATGCGATTAGCATCCCGGACAAAACGGCCAGGTCTTCCGGGACTGGCGTGTCGTCGTCTGGAATATGCGCAGTCAACGTCAACTCGCCATCCTTCAAGACAAGCGCCGCATCTTGCAGCCTCAGTTTCAGCGTAGTCGTCTTCCGGCCCATCACGCTCTCCTTTTCATCACTGCTTTAGGTTCGGGGCGCGCGTCGAGTTCTCTTGCCGCATCCTCTTTGTCATCGATATGCACCTGCCCTGATTGCCGCCTCCAGACGACGCTTGTGCTTTTCCTCGCGCGTGCATCTGACATTCCCGCCGCTGACCTCTGCCATGCTGGCGTCCAGCATCGCGCGCGTCGGGGTCATCGAAACGATTGCTAGGTGGTTGTCCGCGAGAAAGCGCAGCAGCATCCTGGATGAGACAGGCCCGCGCGCCATAAGCACGTCAAGCGTTGTCAGTGCTCCGGTTCGTTGCCCTTCCTGTCGTGGCCCAAGCCAAATCTCTCTGACGATCTCTCGAATATGGCGCGGGTCATCAATCCCGAACTTGACCAACGTCCGAACGATTGGAAGACCGAACTCATGGACGCATTCGCGTAGCGCGTGCGGCATGGCGTCGACCAATGCAAGGTGTTCAAGCCGCTTGCCGGACATCGTGTAGCCGTTTACATCGGCAACGGGTTTCTCAATGGTTTCGAGGGGCACCGTTTACACCTTTCTGCTGGAAAACCGCAGAAATGCGCGGTTGGCTTTCGGCCTTCTAAGCCGATGGTCACAGGTTCGAATCCTGTCGGGATCGCCACCATTTGTAGACTACAACGCATTGTTTTTCAATCGCTTTCCGGTTCTCGTCGACATAGACAAAGGCCTGTTTATCTAGGCGTCTATGTGGCCGTTTACAGGACGTTTACGGATTGTCGTTCGGCTAGTGTTCTTCTCCATGCGCAGAATCACTGCGTCGGATGCCTGCTGGTCATCGGCCAGGTAGTGCCGTTCAAGCACCGTGTTGATTTCAGAAATCGAATGCCCGGTCACGCCAGCGATCTGCTCGGCGGTCGACCCTTCGCGTTTCCTCTCCGTGATGAACGTCCCGCGCAAGTCGTGGAACGTTACCCCATCGATACCGAGGCGAGCGGCAAGGTCCGTGATGACGTGGTGCTCGGGGCCGGGCTCTATAGGTTGCAGGTTCCGGGCCCAATCGCTTGACTTGCTCATCGCCGGTACTCCATGACGTATTTCTTGGCTTCGTCCTTTGTCATAATTTCGCCGGACCAGTCGTTCTGGATAGGGCCGTTTACAGCGTCGATCAGATCGCACAACGCTTGCTTTTGCGCGTCGGTGTCGTGTTGAGACATCACGCCCATCGTGACCGGTTCGGCGTGGTAGCGGTTCCACGCCTCGACGGCAGCTTGGTCCCCTCTCAGGTCGCCCCAACCCTTCAAGGTGCCCCACTTCAACAAAAGATGTTCGTCGCTCATTCGCTGTCCCTTTCCTCGTTCGTATTCGTCTGTACGGCTATCCAGCCGGGGCGTGAGGCGGGGAAGCCGCGTGACCTGATCTTGGCTTTCGAGGGAGGGAACACGCCGTTGAATTTGTCCCGCATCCGCTTCACCTTCTCGGTGATGCGCTTGTCGTCGCCGGTCTTCCCGCGATGGCAGACCCGGCATAGAAGCTGGCCGTTCTCGACGGTGTTCTCGCCGCCGTATCCCTGGGCAATGCGGTGGTCGAACTCACCCTCGCCAACCTTGAGCTTGGCATTGCATCGCTCACAGCAGCCGTTGGCACGCTGCCAGATTTCGAGGCGCTGCTTGCGGGTGAATTCGAAGCGAGGCATCACATTCTCCCTGCCAGCGCTTTCGTCATCGCTTCGCGCTTGGCCTTCACGATCCGTGCCGCGCCTCGTCTGTGAGACCGGCGATACTCGGCTTCCTTCCGGTCAAGCTCGCGCATGAACGGCATGGCCTTGTAGCGCTGCGCACGACGACGGCGGGCTTCCCACCATCCGGTGATCTGGCGTATCCAGCGGGAGAGGGTCATGGTACCATCCGTTCTCGCTGACTGTACGCCGTGAATTCGAACGGACCGCAATAGGCAAAGACCCAGTCGCCGTCTTCATCGTGGGTGCACATCCACGATCCCTTATACCCTCCGTCGAAGTCCTCGAATTCTGCCTGGTCGGCAGGGGTCCAGTACGCCCACGTCTCGTAATCAGGGAAATCGTAGATCGTATGCCCGTCAATACTCTCACTATCTCCGTGGATCATCACGCGATACCATCCCTCTTCGGTCGGAATGGCCGGCGTCTGTTCAATCCATTCTTTCATGCCACTCTCCTCTGATCCTCTGGTACGAAGCCGTAGGTTCTCGCCAGCCATTCCTGCGCCTTGGCGAAGAACGACACGAATTCGGCCTCGCTCATCTTGTCGAAGGATATCGAGCCGGGGATCGCCACAGTCATCCCGGTCGGAAGCCGGATCAGATCGACGACGCCGTTCTCAAGCTTGAGCACTTCATGGAGCCGTTCGGCCGTGAGCACCGTTCCCGTCGCCTCGACGACATCGTGCAGCATGGCCCAATAGGCGCGGGCGCGAGCGGCGTTCCTGAACTCCTTGATTTCGACTTTCACACGCTGCCCGTTCGCTACGCCGTCCAGTGCTTTCAGGTCGTAGTCGTATTCAGGGACGAGCGTGTTGCCGCAGCGGAGGAATGCGTAAACGGGCTTCTCGGGGCGCTTAGCCACGGCCTATTCCTCCTCTATTGCAGAGAGGATGCGGCGCTCGTAGTCGGCTTGCGCGGCGGCCTTGGCAGATTCGACCGATGGAAATTTTTTCGGGCATGTTTCTCCTGGCAAGCCCATAGGGTCTTGATCCTGTTCAAAACGGAACATGAAAGCACCAAGCCCGATCTCGAAATATAGCGATGGCAGCGGGTGCTCATCGTCGGGATCAAGCATGACGATTTGGTACTCTCCACCAAATGCCCGTGCGCGTTCCCGCGAGCACTGCATCCATGCTTCCGTTGGCTCCCATTTGAGCGCCTTCACCTTGACTGCCATCTGCTATCTCCCGCCCCGGCGACTGGTTCTGAGCTACAGCCGCCGGGGTCTTCTGTGGTGGAACTCAGAAAGGAATCTCGTCGTCGAGGTCGCGCGATGCGCCGCCGACAGTCCTCGGATCGTCGCGGTCGTACATGCCGCCCTTGGGCTTGGAATCCTGGCGCTCGACGCCGCCCTGCATCGTCAGTTCCGACACGCGCACGGTGAGGTACGTCTTGCCATCGTGCTCGCGCTTGCCGAGGTCGCCAGAGACGGCAACAGCCATGCCCTTGACGAGATGCGAGGACAGCGCTTCGGCGCGCTTGCCCCATACGGAGCAGTCAAACCACATGGTCGACTTGCGCTCGCCATAGCCGTCGTCAACGGCGACGGGGAAGGACAGGACGGGATCTCCGCCCTGTGTCCTGCGAAGTTCGGCATCTTTCCCGAGACGCCCGGCGATTGTGATCTGTTTCATGTCAGCCTGCCATGAGGTTGTGTTGAAAGTTGCTCTTGCGGTCGGCAGGGAATACGTTCTCAGCATCCGCAACCTTGATTGCCTCTCGGCGCGCGGCAAACTTCGGAGCCGCAACATCGCGATAGTCCTTCGTCCAGCCGTCGCGCTCCATGATCGATGCCCAAATCTTGGCGCACTTGTTCACGTCGGCGATGGTCGCGCAGTCGAGAAGATCGGCCTCGATAGCCTCAAGCCCGCGCTTCATTTCAGCGGCGGAAACGCGCGCCGGTTCCTGCTTTTTCGGCGCGACTTCGTGCGTCACAGCATCGGCGTCGTTGTCGCCTTCGGTCGGAATGCAGAAAACCATCATTGCGGCGTACTTGTATGCGGCGGACATGGCCTTGTTCGTTGCCTTGTCTGCGCTATCCATCGCCTCGCCGAAGGTGCGAACGGTGTGCTTCGTACCGTCTTCCGCCGAGATGAAATCAAACTCGGCTTCGACGGTGACATAGAACAGCGCACCTCCTTTGGAGGTCTGCCGCTCGACGACATCGCGGGCCAGGATGCGCGGCGTCATGATGAGGCCGTGCTTTGACAGAAGGCTGTTCAGTTCGTTGTAGACATCATCGATGCCACGAAACTGATAGCCCTGCTGCTGGTTCTTCCTGTTCTTCGAAATGCCTGTCTGCCCGATATCGTGCATGACGGCGCGGATGGCGGTATAGACGTGCGGCGTGCTCATCAGAACATCCTATCTATGATTTCCACCAAGTATGCGGAGTCGACCTTTTCGTGGTCTTTCTCCCTGATCTTGGAAACTAGTTGGACGAAGTAGGCGGCATCGACTCCGGTAAGTTGGTCCCGCAAAACATTGTGGTCCTTCAGGTCCAATTCGCTGACTTGGAGCATCATCTTCAGGATTTGGCCGGCGTTGATAGACCAATTGCGCTTGATGAATTTGCGCAGTCGGATCACTGAACAGACCGGATACTTCGACCCGACATATCGCAGCTCGCGCGCCAGCAAGGATTCGAGAGCTGGCTGTCGGAGTGTCAGTTCTCCATCCTTACTCGTCCAATAGTTGGTGCAATGGACGTAATCGTAGTTCGCGTGGATCGCGTCAGCGTCTCCATAGAAACGAAGAACGATCTGCACGCGGTGACTCAACGTGATCGCATTCGTGGACATGAATACGGGCCGATACTTCGGCTTTCCGTCGTCGGTCGCTTCCAACGCAAGGGCGCTGGTTTCTTCCAACGCTTCTTCGATGTCGCCAGCGTCGCCTAGAACCTCGCCGACATATTGCCCTGCTTCATCGGCGGGCCGGCTCTCAAAATATTCGTATGGTGTTTCGGCGCCTTCCTCGCTGGCAATGCCTGCGGATTTGACAACAATGCGAATACGGTCGTCCTTGTCATCGACAAAGATTGGGACATCGATGCCCGCTGCGTTTTTCGACTTGAACCGAGCGACGTAGTATTTGGCGACGGCCAGCGTCGTCTCGCGATTGGTGAAATAGAGATCGAAATCATTCACCGGCTCGCGCAGTAGCATTGACGCGATGCACCCGCCCGTGACGATGGTGTTCTTGCTAGCTAGGTCGCGGACTGCCTCGTCTTCAATCGAGGCAAGCCATTGGTCAACCTTCTCGCGGATGACCTTCTTTATCGTCTTCGCCTTCATACAGGCACCCTTTCATGATGGACGGTGACGCCGGGTATGCCGGCATGAATGCCGCTCGCGACGATCTTCGCTGCCTCGATGTTCAGGAAGTCTTCCATGTCAGGACGATGCGCCGTCCACACATGGCGGGCGAAGGCGGTGTAGTCCGTGATCTGCGGCGTGTACTTGTCGCGAAGAGTGACGGCGCGACCCTCTCCCTTCGCAGATGCCTTTGCGTTGCCCGCCGCGCGCGCCGCCTGCTCGGCGGCCTTAGCCTCGCGGACAAGTGCTTCGGCTCGCGCGCTTGATTCAAGATCGGCGCCGTCCCGCTGGCGCATTGCTTCCATTGCGATGCGCTGCTTTTCCTCGGCTTCTTTCCGCGCTTCTTCAGCCTTGCGGCGGTTCTCCTCGTCGACCTTGATCAACCACGGAGCGAGCGCCTTCTTGCACGCATCAACGGCGAGGACGGTCATGCCCTTGACGGATTTCGTGTTGGCGATCAGCGGGGCGTAACGAGCCTGCACTTCTGCCTTACCGTCGTCGAACGGCTTGTTTTCGGCGACGCGGCGCTCGTCGGCCTCTTTCTCCGCCGCCTGAATCATCCGGAGAAGCTTCTGGATTTCGTCTGCCTGCTCCTGCGTCGCAACGGGTTCACCGTCGAGCCAGTTCTTGGCCTCCGAATACAGGTCTTCGATGGTCTCTTTCGAGAGTTCGAACGGGCTGCGATTTCCGCCGATCACGGCGCGAGGATTTTCGAGTAAAGCGACACTCATCAGACATGTCTCCAGATTCTTTGGTTGCGGACGGCATTCACAAATCGGCGGGTGACGCCAAATTTGTCTGCTATCAGGCGGTCTGTCGCACCCTTGCCAAAGCACGACTTGATCGATCGGATGAGTTGTTCGGAGTACTTGGCGCTTCCGTTCCTCGAACCTCGCGCTAGGTGTCGAAGACTGCGATTCTCATCCGGCGTTAGCCACCGCAAGTTTGCGAGACGGTTGTCAGCCCTGTCCCCGTTGATGTGGTCCGCGTGCATCCACGCGCCAGCCGCACCCAAGAACGCGTTTGCAACGAGTCGATGAATGTACTCGTCGCTACGCTTCCCGTTGGCACTCAAGCAAATACGGAGATAACCGTTAGAATGAACGCGCGGTCGCAGCACGCGCCCGCCGCGCCTAACTTTGCCTTCGGACGATACCTCGTACGGAAGATTGTCGACTTGACGCCATTCTTCGATCTTCGCGACTGCTATGTTCATTGCGCAATCTCCTGTTTGTACATTCTCCAGTAAAACCGTGAGGCGTTGACGAGCCGGGCGACTTCCCGCTCGTTGCCCATGGCGCGGTATTCGCGAGCCGTGCGGAGCAGCCCGAAGGCGCAGTCCCGACAGGCTTTGCTGTAGGCGCTCACTGCCGTTGCCCCGTGATTTCGAGATACCGCCGCCTTGCGACGATCCGGAATTCGGCGGAGTCGTCGAGGATCATGAGCGTTTCGATGGCGTCCAGAACGCGGTCACGCCGGACGTGCTCTTCGATCCGGGGCGTCCTTTCGATGAGGCGCGGGTGATCGGGGTTCATGGCTTGGCCCCTGTGAGAGAACGGAACATGGATGCGGCGTCGCGCATTGCTGGAACATGGGCTGCGCAAAGGCATCCCGTGCCATCTCCATCAAGTCTGCAGCCGAGCGGGCCAGTCTCTCGGTCGAAACCCATGTCGTTCTGGCATCTAATCGCGCAAAGTTCGTCCAACCGCGCCGTCAGCGCCTCCACCGCCTCACGCATGTCGGTGGATGGAGCGCGGCGGTTCCATGCGGCGATGGCGCGTTCTGTGCCGCCAGGCATTTCCGCACCGCATTCCATGCACTTCACATCGAAGGAAGACGGTGAAACGTCGCTGCCGCCACAGAATGGGCAACTAAAAAGGTCAGCCATGTTGCATCTCCATCGCAGCGGCTAGCGCATCTTTCCATGCGCGCCCTTTGACAATTTCTCGTGGCAAACTTTCGCTTATACCAAATCTAGATGCGATCGACTTGCACGGCTCTCCAGCGATGCGCGCCAACGCTACATCTACTGCCGACTCAAACGTCAGTTTTGCGTTCCGTCTATTCCTCGATTGCTCGACTGGCGTCGCCCACCGGCAATTTCCGGGTTTGTAGTCGCCATCATTGTCGGGATAGCGATCAAGGGTCATTCCAACCGGCCTCTCGCCCATATCCTGCAAGAAGCTTTCAAACGAACCCCATCGTTCGCAGACCCTTATCCCGCGAGCGCCGTGCTTCTGTTCGACATCACGTTCCGGGTATCGGCACCTGGCCAACATCGCCTGCCATGAGTGGTATGTAGGGGAGTAAACCCTTCCCATGGTGTGACCGTGCTTCTTGTGTCCTTCTGATCGCCTGCGGTACTCTTCACTTTTTGCGGGGCATGGCTTCAGTTCTTCGCTCATAGCGTGTTCGCTCCTGCAAAGATGACGGCGAGGATGATCATCGCCAGGGTGATGAAGTCGAAGCGCGTGGTCATGGCTGC